CCTCTGCCCCACAATTGTTGGCCAAAGAGAGTGTGGTCTTCATTCTTACCAGTCCACCTAAAGTCCTTGTCAGCATCTCTACTCTTAAAGCCAACCAATTGGCCAGCCTGTGAGTAATAGGGAAACCGAATGGTTTTGGTGTCGTGGTCATACCTAACGTTGAACTTTTTAAGAGTATCTTCCCTAAGATTTCTACTCTTTAGTGGGATGAAGTCCCCAGTAAAGTCCATCAGTTTATTTTGTTTTTGGTAAGTGGTGGTGGTGGATTCTTCCCCATGTTCATAGTAAAGGCAAGAAAAGCAATGCGCGTGTCCGTCATTATAACGAGCAAGCGCATCACTACTGCCACAACTAGGACAAGGTTCGTGTGTCAGAAACTCGCTCTCGGAGAGCATTTCGGATTGCATCAGCGGCGTTAGTCATAGAAGCGTGATAAGCCATCCAATCTTCAAGTTCATCGAAGATCATCTTGGCTACATCCTCAGCGGTAAGAGTACCGTCGTGGACATAATCAGTACATTCAACCAATGTGTCGGCAAAGTATTCACCAAGACGTTGGACAATGTTTTCTTTAGTTTGTGGTGTTGCAATTAATGGGCGCATCGAACCAAGTGAGTGGAATTGCGTGGCTGGGTGCCCACAAGAAACCATTCTTGTCTGCCCACTTAGCGTAGGTAGTTTTACTGGTTTTTGTGAGCGTATTGTAGGGCGCCTGAAAGACAAGGCGTATATCAAGATGAGGGTGCTGCTTTTTAACAGCTAACATCTTTCGACGATCCTCTGGCTTAAAATACCCCTTAGCCTCCAGTATAACTCCATTAGGAAGAATGAAGTCCGGCGTATAAACAGCCGACAAGGTGTAATTTAACCTAAGGGTTTCATATTCAAACTGATGCCCATTCAGTTCGAACCACCGAGCCAACTTCTCTTCGAGGCGGCTACGGTAAGCAGGCATTAGAAGGGAACGTCGTCCTCGTCATAGCCTACTGGACCATCACCTGGATCAACAGACGGTTCAAAGCTGGGGCTACCAGTTTTAAAGCCTTCTGTCTTACCAAACAAAGCTGCCACCTCAGTTTCATCCAACCCGCCGCTGTCAGAACCCCCGCTGCTGACCAGTTTAAGGATCTGTGCTCCTTTAACCTTAAAGGAACATCCAACCTTCTGGGCATAAACGTAGGGTTTAAGGTCAACAATTAATTTGACAACAGTACCTTTCCAGATTTGGGTTTCAAGATCAATAGCAACTCCGTCTGTATCAACCCAGGGGAACATTGGAGTGTTGCTATCTCCACCGTAGGAGACTTTGACAAGGCCACTTTCGTCCCACTTGGGAAGTTCAGCGGTAAATCGTTTGCCTGCCATCTTGTTTTTGCCCCATTCCAGGGCTTGCTCATAGACAGCATCAAACTGGGGCAACTCTTCTTCGGGAATCCGAAAGCCAATGGTACAGTTGTTAAACTTACCAGAAGGCTTAAGAGCATTGATGTAGCCTTCCAAGGTGGTGGTGATTACAAAGCGTCCGTCAGACATTTTTAGTAATGATTTCGTGGGTAGCGAATAAAGAAAGATGATCCATTAGGTTATCATCCAGCAAAAGATCAAGTTTGGTTGCTAAGTATTGAACATACTCAGGTACCCAATCAAGACCATATTCAACATTGATTTGCTTTGCCAATTCTAACGCATAAGCATCATTAGGAATGACAAGATCCATCAACATTGTTTCAGTTGTTGCTTCAGGCAAGGATCAACTCCACAGTGGAATAAGCCTCGTCATACGCCTCAAGGCATTCCATTGCATTACCTTCGTTTTCTGTTGCCTGAATAAGAAAGGCACACTCGGCAAAGGTACGACACAGGAATTCCTCAAAACTTTCATCAGGTTCTGGCAGATGTACGTTTTGATCTACCCATTCCTCTTCGTAGTTTTCTACAACGGAGACGTGGATACCAAGCTTTTCAGCAATTGTGATCGTGGAATAAGACATCAGCAAAAGAAATAAGCGGATTCCTGGACATCATTGATGTCAAGGGTATTTAACATGACACTCTCATCAAAGTCAACCCCCAGCTGGGTAGCCCAATCCTTGAGGACTGGTTGGGAATAGATCTCAACAAAGTTGTCTCTGATTGCTGCGCCTATGTCGTCCATATCGCAGGAACGACCAAGCACACAGTCATGAATCACTGTAAAGGGGCGTTCCCAATTCGCGAATACCATATGTAGTAACGCGGCATCAAGACTGTGTATCAGGTTAGGACTTGATGCGGTTTTTGCCTTCTTAAGGTCAATCTTTCGATCTTCCCATTCCTTTAGCAGTGATGCAACACGACGTTGCCCCATCAGTTTTGTATTGACAAGAACAACATCAGTACGACGATACTCTTGTCTAACAGTAAATCCTGATGGGGTTATCCATTCGATAGCTGTAGCTCCACCTTTAATACATTCCCCAGCAACCTTCTGGATAAACTCCATTGATCGACAGGGACCATCAAAGACTTGTCTGACACCGTACTGATAGATAGCTTTAACTATCATCTGTAACTCACCCTTCTCAAGTTCAATACCCTTGAGTTCCTGACGGATGTAATCTCTAGCACTGTTAAGTGTTACCCCGTAAGGCGTTGTCATCACAGTGCGTTTGGTTACCTTTCTCGTTATGTGTTGATGAAGATGCTCAGGAAGAAGTTCCTTTGCTTTCTCCGCAACAATACGATAACCGTCAGAAGGTTTGTCAGTTGGAACTACATTGACCATCTCAGCAGCAGTTCTATCCAGTGCCAAGGCTGACAAATGCTGGAGTCCAGAACAAGTGGCATCGACGGACACAGGAAGACCTGAAGTCTTCTTAGTCTTAGTAATGACACATTGATAGTACTCCAACACACTAGCAATAAAACACCAAGGTTCTTCTACCTTTGACCACTCAGAGATTGTTCCCTCAGGATCAGTAGCAAGATGACTCAAGAATTCATGGTTCTTATTGACCCATTCTATTCTTTCATTCATTGGTGCCTTATCCAGTCCATAAGTAGTAGCAACCTGAAAGGCTAACCACCATTCATTGACTGGTCCTTCCTCTTCAAAATAAACAAGACTCTTTTCGTAGTCTGTTCCTTGAGGACTGAAACTAGTGGGAATTGGATAGACTCTTCCCCGAAAGTCAAATGACCAGGGAATCCAGAAAGTTTCTTCTTTGTACTTGTTAGCTACATACAGGGTTTCAGTTGTCCTGTAGTTCTTCTGTGGCAGAGCTGAGTTTCGATCTTCAATCTCGGTTCTCATTCTCCGATAGGAAAGCTTGTCCTCTTCCGAGGCTGTTTCCCATGGCTCTGGCTTTGACGGTGGAGGCGTTGGCTCCTCCGCTCGGAACTTACCCACCGTGAGGCGGCGTTCCATACAGAAGTTGGCTAGTTCAAGAATCCTACCGTTGATGCGATAGGGCACTTTCTGGAGGCGGTTCAACATCGCAAGAGCGGTTGTCCCCCGTAGGTATGTGCAACCTGCTGGAATCCTAGTCCTGACAAGCTTTGTCAGCTTCCGCAGGTCGTTGGTCAAATACCCACCCTCATACCAGTCTGTCCAGTCGTTGGGTTCGCATAGCATGGGCCACATACAACCGGCAAACGCCTCAGCCTGCGCTAGAAGCGCCTCCTTGGCCTCTAAGAAGTCCGGGTGGTGTACCACTAAGGTCTGCCTATCCGCAGGCCCCTTGGTGACCGTTTTAAGCACTACCCATCCTGTTGCTGAGGAAAGGCGATCCAACAACCACCCTCCAACCTTATGCCTTGTGGCATTTGTCCATTGAAGTGGTTCAACATCGTTGCGCCTCATAACCGCACGATACCGTTGGACTTTATACAAGTACCCTTTGTGATCGTGAAGATGTTGTTTGGCTTGATTAAACAAATCTGGATGTTTATCACAAAATTGATCAAGCATTACCTGATGATAGATTGCTCTACCAATCTGAGTAGTGAGATGCTGATATGTTATTTGTGTTAATCGTCTAACACCTAACACATCAAGCGTACTCTTTGCTGTAATCAAAGCCAACACACCTGGATCACATTTGGTAACTGCTTGAATTTCTTGGGCATATTCAGCAGCATGACCCGCAGTAATTTTAGTTAGTTTACTGCTGATCTCTTCCGTGATACGTTCTAATCCTTTGTTGATAAAGGCAGAACCATAAACAGTAGAGCTAGCATAGCAGCGTTCCTCAGCAGTCCTAGTGCGTTCCCTGAGGCGTTTAATCGCTTCACTTCGCGCATCAAGTTCTCGCTGTAATTGTCGGGCGAGTTGCTCAGTTGTTGCCATTGATCAATCAGTCTCCGGTGTAGGGCTATCCTTGACAATGTTCCTAGCATTACGAATAATCATAATCCTAGATACAAGTTGAATCATCTTTTGAGTAATCTCAGCCTCATCCTCAGCCCCATCGAGACCAAGTTGAGCCATCAACAACTGCTCAGGATGACAATCAGGAAGCGCAGTTACTTCCCCTGTTTCTGGATCTTCTTCATGGGTAGCTAACACATCTTCATGTGCCTCCATCCTAGAACCAAGATCAATCAACCTATCAAGACCACTATGAATCAACTCATAAAGCTGATTGTCATAATCATCCTGCCGATACAATTTCCAAGCCATTGATTTGTGGGTGACGGGAAGCCCGGTTAAAGGCATAGTAAGCAAGAACAGTAGCCAACCCTTTCTTGTTAAGGTAGCTGTATTGATGGAGGTGGTTACGCTTTGCTAGTTTGCGTAACTGACGCCAAGTTAAAACGTCAGCAAGGTAATGAGCAAGTTGTTCAGGATTAGGTAGGTGTTGACGACCAGTAATCCTTATCGCTGATTCGAAGTCCACATTTCCTCCTTGATAAGGGTGAGTGAAAGAAGATTAATGTCTGGAAAGAGTTCCTTAATAGTCAGAATGGCATGTGCCTTGCTATGGGCCATGATCTTACCAGAAGCCCCGCAGGGACTGATAAATTCCCAACAGACTATGCTCATCGTTTTGAATGGGCAGGTAACCTAAAGCAATAGTCAAGATGAGCTTCCTGAATCTTTTGTCTGACAAAGAAAACCCTTGGATCATTAGTCATAGCAGCAGCACGGAAGATTTGAACAACAAGAAGTCGTTGCATCTCATCCAAAGCATCACTGCCATGCTTCCTGATTGTTTCAACTAGTCGCCTCATTTCAGGAGGGAATGAGTCCCAGTTGGGTTCTCTATCCTTTACTTTAGCCATCGGTCCTCTTTATAAACAAAGGGCAAGTAATAAGGTCGATCAAGTTTAGAACGACTCGCTTTCGGTAATGCTTTCTTCAATGCTTTTGAGGGTTTCTTCGAGGTAGCCGACCTTGTAGGCGAGCTTCTTTTCTGGGTTGTTGATGACATGTCGGGCCTGTTGGATAATGGTGAGGATTCGGGCTTCAGTCTTTGAATAAAATCGAGGCTTTAGTTCCCAGCGAACAGCAGCCGCATTGGCATCAGGAAATACCATCGTGGTATGTGGGTATGGGTGGTGGGCTTGGTGGGCCCAGTCAGATCATAACACATTTGTCAAGAGATGCCACTAATTCACTTGGCGAAGTCTCAGCCCCGTGATCGTGAAAATCTTGGAACATAAAAAGGGGGGGACCCTTTACAGTTCCCCCATGATTCTCCGGTACGTTTTAATCAGCAATAGCAACAATGCTAGGGGCACGATAACTATGCTGGGGCTGACCAATACTGGAGACGATAGCATAACTAACAAAGGCAAAGAATAGGGTGGCAATTAGATGCTTAGTCATCAATCAAGTCCTCGTCAAAATCAACTAAATCCTTTAAGTCCGCATGAAGCTCGAAGTATTCCTCAAGCCATAGATCAAGGAGTCGCTCTTCATTAATGAAGTTATCCATAATTAGTAAAGGTCAGCAGCATTGATCAAGTCACCCTCAGTATCGATACACTCGAAGCCAAGCTCACGGATAGTAGCGAGGTCTTGAGGTCTCAGGGTCTTAGTCCCAGCAAGGTTACACAGAAGCGTTGCCTCACGTGTTACTGGATAAGCCCTAGTGTTGCCATAGGCTTCCCTGATACGAAAGGTAGCCTTAAAGATCGGTGGATAGATGGTGCGGGCCATAGTTAGTGTGGGTGGTGGTTTGGCGTAGTTAGTTATGATAACTACAGAAAGGGTTGACAGTTAATCAACCCAAAGTGTAGTGATCAAGCAACAACGTTAGCGTTAGCCATAGCCAGTGCTTCAGTCTCAAATGGTCCAGCAGGGTCGCCATCGGGCAAACACCCAGGATAGCAAGCGTCCCAATACCAGCCGGGCTCAATATCACCGCCAACGTCAACAGAGCCGCAAGTGTAGAACACTTCACAACTGCCGAACAGTTCGCGGCCTATTTCATCTTGGAATTGATAGTATGCCATGATTGTGAATAGGTTGGTTGTGGTTGTAGCTGATAGCTACAGGAAAGGGACGCTGTGACCTGTCCCCTACTTGTAACCTTCAGGCTAGGGCTGCATCTAGGGCATGTTGACCCAGTTCGTGCCAGTCAATGTCTGATGTATCAAGAAGATCCATCAACAAAGGGTGAAGCACCAACTCAGTCATCTCTAGCTGTTCTTCTAGAAGATCCTGGAATAGTTGCCCAGCTTGCTCGGCTTGGCTGTCATCCCATGATTTCTTGTCGTCAATGATCCACTCGGTTACGGTATCCATAAGGTGAAGACCGATGGCCCAGGTGGAACGATTGCGCCAGCCGTTGTAGGTGTTGTCCACGGTGTTGTGTGCTGTGTGTGATGTGTCGGTGCCGATGTGGTTCTCGTCCGATGTGCCAATGGTAGGCCCTGAGCCTGGTAGGGGCTAGGGAACTGCTTGAAACTGTAACAATCTGTAATAATTGCCCATAGATCCTAGTGATAGCAAGAGATTAGCTATTCTCAATAAGTACACGTTAATGCGAATCGCACAGATTTTATATCAAAAGGAGACCAGCATGAGACAAGCGAGACCCGATCAACCCCGCACCTGGGTCACATCACCCCAGATATGGGCCAGGATGCTTGCGTACCTGCATTCACAGCAGATGATCAGGCTAGTGATACCAATAAATCTGGGCCTGGCCAATGCCGTTTGGACACGGTTTGGACACGGGGGCCAATGTTTTTGGCCAGACGGGGGGCCAAGGGGGGTGTGGGCGGCGACGCGATAGGCGTAAGGACTTCACAAATTTGTGTCAAACATCATGGGTGACGCCTACAAGCCGCAGGAGGGGCCCTCTGAGGAGCCGGAGGTGCAAGGACACCTACGGAGAGTGAGAGGGGTCTTCCTGGACCACC